AGATGCCCAAGCCGATCCGCTTCTACGCGGGCGACGCCATCAGCTACTGCACCAGCCATACCGCCGAGACCGAGGCGACCGCGACGGTGCCGGCCGGCTTCGGCACGACCCACGCGATCGACCGCGCCATCCTGCTCGGCGGCCAAGCGATCGCCCAGGCGTTCGCCGCGTCCGGTCACGGTGGCATGCCCTTCTTCTGGAAGGAGAAGGAATTCGACCACGACGACAAGATGGAACTGCTGATCGGCGCCATCCATGGCATCAGCAAGGTTCGCTGGCTGGTCGACCAGGGCAACGGCGTGAAGCACTACACCGACCACGGCATCGTCGCCATCGACACCGCCGTGCCCATCATCGCCGCGCGCCAGTAACGCGGCCACCTGAGCAACAGGGCGCCGCCTGACCCGGTGGCGCCCGCCAAGGAGAACTGAACACCATGGCTACCATCACCAAGCTCGGCATCCCCGACCCGTCCAACCAGCTCGGCGCGTCGCCCTACGGCAACCTGACCGCGTTCCGCTACGTCCTGAAGACCGTCGCCTCCGGCGCCGTGGAAGGTGGCGACTCGACCGCGGCCGTCGCCTCGGGCGACACCGTGAAGATCGGCCTTCTGCCGGCGGGCTTTCGCCTGATCGACAGCGAGATCGTCGTCAAGACCGGCATGACCGCCACCATCACCGCCAAAGTGGGCTTTGCCTACGCCGACGGCGTGGATTCGACGGCCGTGCCGCAGGACGATGACTTCTTCGGCACCGGCATCACCGTGGCGACCGCAGGCCGCTACCGCAACGCGACCAGCAACACCAGTGTGACCCTGCCGAAAGAGGCATGGCTGACGCTGACCACCGCGATCGCGGCCAACGCCAAGGCGTCGGAGCTGGAAATCATCGTCTTCGCCATCAACGAAGGTGTGGCGTAACTGCCATGAATCGGCCGGCTGGGTGATCCCCGGCTGGCCGATTGCACGAGAGGACAGCATGCAACTCATCACCGTGAAATACCAAGGCAGGAAGCGATATCGGGACCGCACGCCGCTGCGCAACGAGTGGGAGCCGGGCGACGCCAAGCGCGTGCCCGAGCGCGACGCCAAGACTCTCCTGCGCTTTGCCGAATTCACCCGCGCCGACGAAGCGGAACTCACCGAGCAGCCCGGCGATGCCGAGGCCGTCATTGCCGCCCAGCAGCAGCGCGAGCGCGACGAGCGCAACGAGACCGAGGCCATGCTGATGCTGATCGACAGCATGGACAAGGACGCGCTCGAAGCCTACGCGCTCAAGTACGAAATCAACCTGGACAAGCGCCGCGGGCTCGACAAGCTGCGCGGCGAGGTCGTGAGCCTGATCGAGCAGTTCGGAGCGCGCTAACATGAATCGGGGAGCCTTGCGCCGCCGCGTCCGTTTGTTGGCCCAGGACACAGTCCGTCCGTACATGTGGCAGGACGAGGACATTGACGACTGGCTCAACGAGGCGCAGCAGGAAGGGGCCGTTCGCGCTCGCCTTCTGCGTGCCACGCCTGCGACAGACGGGAGCCTTTGCGAGCACAGCCTTGGAGCCGGCGAGTCGACAGTCACAATCCCGCACAGCCTGTTCGAGATCAGCCACCAGTCGTGGCGCGAGGGCGATCGCACGGCGCGACTTCATCTTGTCTCGCGCGAATGGATGGACACAACCCGGCCTGGTTGGCGCGATGAGCCTGAGGGCGAGCCGGTCTATCTCGTGCAGGACGCCAACGTGCTTCAGCTATGTCCCGCGCCGAGCATCGCCGGCACGCTGCTGCTCGAAGGCTATCGGATGCCGAAGGCGATGGAAGGCGACGAGGACGAGCCCGAGATCCCCGCATTCCATCACGTCCATCTCGTTCAGTGGGCGCTGCACGTCGGCTATTCGCTGCCCGACGCCGAAACCTTCAATCCAGACAAGTCGCGCATTGCCGAGGTGGAGTTCTCTCGTTTCTTCGGTTCAAGGCCGGATGCCGACCTACGCGCCAGTACGCGGCACGACGAGGCGCAACGGATCGTCGCGTGGCTGTAGGACGCCCCCTGTAGGGGTGGGAAATCGGGCCAGTCGGCGCAATCCTTGGCCGCAACGAAAATGTGAGCACGAAATGAGCACGACACACTCCGCTACGACAACAGCAGCCACCTACGCAGCTTCCGGGTCTGCCGTGATATTCGGGCTGTCCGCCAACGAATTTGCCGCGGTAGCCGGGGTGTGTATCGCGCTGCTGACCTTCGCGCTGAACTGGTATTACAAAGCGCAGCATTTGCGCCTGGTGCGCGAGCGCTACGAGCGCTTGGTGCGTGAGTCAGGCGAGCCGGAGGAGGTCGCGCCATGATCCGTCGCGCGCCCGTAGCCGTGCTGAGTCTGTCTGCCGCTGCGCTGGTGGGCCTGCTGGCGCACGAGGGTTACAGCGACCGGGCAATCCTCCCGATCGAAGGCGACCGCCCCACGGTGGGGTTCGGCTCGACGTTTCGGGATGATGGCTCCGCGGTGCAGATGGGCGACACGATCACCCCGCCCAAAGCGGTGGCCCGAACCTACGCCCACATCGCTCGCGACGAGCGCGGGATCAAAGGCTGCGTGACAGCCCCGCTCACCCAGGTCGAGTACGACGTGATGGTGGACTTCTCCTACCAGTACGGCGTGCAGACGCTGTGCGCCTCCTCGATGGTGCGCCACGCCAACGCGGGCCGCTACGTGGAGTCGTGCAAGAGCTACCTGCTGTACAAGCGCGCCGCTGGGCGCGACTGCTCGAACCGGGCCAACGGGTGCTACGGCGTCTGGACGCGCAGCCTGGACCGTTACCAGCGTTGCCTGGGGGCGCAGACGTGAACGTGACCGTCCTCGCCCTTGCGGTGAGTCTCATCACGCTGGCGCTCACCCACGGCGCGGCGTGGTTCGCCGGTCGCGGCTCGCTCGACAACAAGCGCCTGTCTGACGCGCTGGCCTACGCCGAGGTGCTGGTCGAGCAGCAGGACAAGGCCGACGTCTTCGCTGCAGCGCTGGAGCGCGAGCGGGCAGGCCGGGCCGCGCAGAACAAGACGATCACCCGCGAGGTTATCCGCTATGTCGAACTCCCTCCTGAGCGCCGCTGTGATCTCGATGGCGCTTGGCGCTTGCTCCACGACGCTGCCGCAACGGGCACCCCTGCCGAAACCGCCGATGTGGCTGCTGGTCAAGCCGAGCCCGTTACAGACGCTGCCGCCCTCGACACCGTTGCCAATAACTACGAGCAGTGCCGTGAGTACATCGCCCAGATCGAAGGCTGGCAGCGTTGGTATGAGACCGTGAAATGAGCTACGCAGAGCTGCCGATGAGCTGCCGCCAGTGTGCGCACCGGCACAGTCAGTACCTGTATCCGGCCTGGAGCCACAAGTGCTTGCGGGTGAAACCGATGGTTGAGCGGTGCCAGTGGAAAGAGGCCCGCCACCCGAACTTTGAGGAGTTGCAACATGCTGGCACCCGTGACGAAGATTGACGCGTGGAAGGCTGCGCACTCGCGCCCGGTAGTCATCGACTACTGCCGTTGGTCAGAGGCCGTGGAGACGGTCACACGGGCGAACATGGATATGTGGGTGACGGCCCTGCTGATCTGGCCGCGCATCCTGCTGCGCACCGTGACGGGGGTGTGACGTGGCGCTTCAGAAACTCACGCTGACGATCCGCAAAGGCTCGGCTGAGGACATCCCGATCCGGCTGGAGAGCGAGGCGTGGTCCTACGCAAGTATCAGCGCCGTTGCCCAGTCGGCTCCGCTGCGGATCACCGCAAGCGCAGTGCCGCCTGATGGCTGGCGAGCCGCGATCATGAACGTCAAGGCGGTGGGCGACTTCGCAGCGCAGAGCAACCCGCCCAAGGACAGCGACTTGCGCTCGGTGGCGGTGGTCGACCCAACGACGGTCGAGTTCAACGCGATCAACGGCGCAGCGTTCCGCGCACACACCAGCGGCGGGCAACTTGCTTGGCGCACCCCGGTGGACCTGAACCTCTACGTCGGCGCGCGTATGAACGTGCGCGAAAAGGTGGGTGGCCCGCTGGTTGCCAACTGGACCACGGACACGAACGAGCTGGAAATCGACGTGGCGAACCGCGTGCTCTGGCTGCGTCTGGACGACAGCGCGACGGAACTGCTGACCGCGAAGAACAAGGTTTTCGACATCGAGCTGATCCGCACAGGCGGCAACGCTGATCGCGTTTGTGCACACGACTCGACCCTCATCGTCCTTGACGAAACCACAACGGAGTAACCGACATGATCGAAGTCGTCACGACTTTCAACGACGGCGCGACCCGCTACTACGCAGGCGAGCGCGTGTCCGAACAGAACTTCCAGCCGGAGAACCTGAAGAAGTTTCTCGAATACGGGTGGGTGAAGGAAGAGGGTGCACAGGTCGCGCCACTCGCACAG